GTGGAGGTGCAGTTGCACCTAACGGACCTGGTGGTAGTGCAGGTTCAGGTGGAGCTGGAGGTGGTGGAGCTGGTGTAAAAGCATCAGGAAACTGTTCTGGTTTTAATGGAAATTCAGGTTCGGCTAATACAGGTGGTGGTGGTGGTGCCGCTTCAGCAGGACCTAATGGTACAGGTGGTACAGGTGGTAGTGGTGGTTCAGGTATAGTTATAGTTAGAGGACCTAGTGCAGTTACATTTTCAGTTGCACCAGGAACAAACTCAACAGCAACACACCCTGGTGGAGATAAATTAGCTACCTTTACAGTTTCAGGAACATTGACAGTTTCTTAATAAGTGTTATATTAAGTTCATAAAGATATATGAACCTTACAAACTATTATTGGTACTTTCAATCAGCCGTTCCTCATAGAATTTGTGATGATATTGTAAAGTATGGTCAACAACTTCAAGATCAAATGGCAGTTACTGGTGGTTATGGTGATGGTAAAAAATTAAATCAAAAACAAATAAAAGATTTAAAAACAAAAAGAGATTCTAATATTGTTTGGATGAGTGACAGGTGGATTTATAAAGAGATACAACCTTATGTGCATCAAGCAAATGCAAGTGCAGGTTGGAATTTTGAATGGGATTTTTCTGAGTCTTGTCAGTTTACAAAATATAAAAAAGGTCAATACTATGATTGGCACTGTGATAGTTGGGATCAACCTTATATAAGACAACAACCTAATGATCCATCACATGGTAAGATTAGAAAATTATCTGTAACAGTAACTTTATCTGATCCTAAAGATTATAAAGGTGGTGAATTAGAATTTGATTTTAGAAATTTAGATCCTGATAAAAAACCTAATATTAAAAAATGTAAAGAAATATTACCTAAAGGATCTTTAGTTGTATTTCCTTCATTTGTGTGGCATAGAGTGTGTCCAGTTAAAAGTGGAGAACGTAACAGTTTGGTGATCTGGAATTTAGGGTGGCCATTTAAATAAAGGAGAATATGAAAAAGAAAAAAACTAAAAAACAAAAACAAAAGATATTATCATTTCCAAAACAATTACAATTAGAGCAATATTTTGCATCGCCAATATGGTTTGCAGATGAGCCTAGTTTTGTTAATAAATTAAACAAAGCATCTGACTCTTACATTGAGGCAGCAAAAAAAACATTAAAACCATCTATTGATGAGCGTAATAAAAAATTTGGTAACAAAGGAGACATGGGTCACGTGTTTCATTCTACATCTTTAATTGGTGATCCTAATTTTAAAGAATTACAAGATTACGTTGGTGCAACAGCACATAATTTATTAAATGAAATGGGGTTTGATTTAACAAACTATCAAGTTTTTATTACAGAATTATGGGTACAAGAATTTGCACAAAAAGGTGCAGGTTATCATACTTTGCATACACATTGGAATGGTCACATATCTGGTTTTTACTTTTTAAAAGCTAGTGAAAAAACGTCTATGCCATTATTTGAGGATCCAAGAGCAGGTAATATAATGAATCTCTTGCCAGAAAAAGACAAGACAAAAATAAGTTATGCCTCTACACAAATTAATTACAAAGTAAATCCTGGTCGTATAATATTTTTTCCATCATACATGCCACATCAATATGTAACAGATATGGGTTATGAACCATTTAGATTTATACATTGGAATTGTCAGGCAATACCAAAATCAGTTTTACAATACAGAGGAGAAAACGATGTCATTTAAAAAAAATAAATATAGTGTTTTAAAAGGAGCTATCTCAAAAGAGTTAGCAGACTTTGTATATAAATATTTTCAAAACAAAAGAAACGTTGCAAGAGTATTATTTGATTCAAGATACATTTCACCGTTTACAGAGTATTGGGGTATCTGGAACGATGAACAAGTTCCAAATACTTATTCACACTATAGTGACATTGCTATGGAAACTTTATTGCAAGAGGTAAAACCTGTTATGGAAAAACACACCGGATTAAAATTAAGTGAAACATATTCTTATGCAAGAATATACAAAAATGGAGATGTTCTAGCTAGGCACAAAGATAGATATTCTTGTGAGATATCTACTACATTAAACTTAGGTGGTGACTCATGGCCCATCTATCTTGATCCTACAGGTAAAACAGGTCAAGCAGGTATTAAAGTAGATTTAAAACCAGGTGATATGTTAATCTATTCTGGTTGTGATTTAGAACATTGGCGAGAAGAATTTACAGGTAAAAACTGTGGACAAGTATTTTTACATTATAACAGAGCTAACTCAAAAACAGCTAAAGAAAACGCATTAGATAAAAGACCTTTACTAGGCTTACCAGCATGGTTTAAAGGAAGTAAGTTGACTAAATCTAAAAAATAGTCTATAAAAAAGACTGGTACGGGGGCACCACCACACCACACCCCCGTGCTTTTATTCTGTTAAATAAGTAATAAATTTGCTATAAATGGATTTATTATGCTACAAAAGATAGGTTTTCAGCCAGGTATTAACAAACAAATCACACCCACAGGAGCAGAAGGTCAGTGGATTGATTGTGATAATGTTCGATTTAGATATGGTACACCTGAAAAAATAGGTGGTTGGTCACAGTTAGGATCTGATAATCTTACAGGTGCAGGTCGTGGACTACATCACTTTGTTAATAGTTCAGCTAGAAAATATGCAATCATCGGTACAAACAGAATTTTATACGCATACTCTGGTGGTGCTTACTATGATATACATCCAATTAAAACTACAACAACGCTTACAAATGCATTTAGCACGACCAACGGATCAGCAGTTGTAACTTTAACTTTTTCAACGGACCACAATATATCTGCATCAGATATTATATTATTAGATAATTTTTCTACAATAACTAATTCTAATTTTGGTGCATCTGATTTTGATAATAAAAAATTTATGGTAACGAGTGTGCCAACTTCTACAACATTAACTATTACAATGCCATCAAATGAATCTGGATCTGGTGCAACAACATCAGGTGGTATAAGAGTGCAACACTATTATCCTGTAGGACCAGCTGTACAAGCAAAAGGTTTTGGTTGGTCTCTTGGATCTTGGGGTGGTGAAGACGTAGGTGCAGCTACAACTACTTTATCTGCAGGTATCAATAGCTCACAAACCACAGGTATTATATTAGTTAACGATGCTTTGTTTCCAACAGCAGGTACAAGTTTTGTGCAAATAGGAAGTGAAGAAATATCTTATACAGGTATTAGCGCATCAAAAGAATTAACAGGAGTTACAAGAGAAGTAAGAGGAACTACAGCTGCAACACATAGTTCTGGAGCAACAGTTACAAATACATCAGAGTATGTAGCATGGGGTGAGGCAGCATCAGGAGACTTGGTTATTGAACCAGGTATGTGGTCATTAGATAACTTTGGTGACAAAGCTATTTGTTTAATTCATGATAGCGCTGTGTTTGAATGGAACTCTGCCGCAGCAGATGCAACAAACTCAAGAGCAACAATTATATCAGGTGCACCAACAGCGTCACGTCATATGTTAGTATCTACACCGGATAGACACTTAGTATTTTTTGGAACAGAAACAACTATTGGTGATCCAACAACTCAAGATGATATGTTTGTAAGATTCTCAGATCAAGAGGATATAAATACATACACACCTACTGCAACCAATACAGCTGGTACACAAAGACTAGCCGACGGATCACAGATCAGAGGAGCGATCAGAGGTAGAGATGCAATCTATGTTTGGACTGATACAGCTTTATTCACACAACGTTTTGTTGGTCAACCATTTACGTTTGCGTTCGCACAAGTTGGAACTAACTGTGGACTTGTTGGACAGAATGCTTGTGTTGAAGTTGATGGTTCTGCATATTGGATGTCAGAAAACGGTTTTTTTAGATACGCTGGTAAATTAGAATCACTACCTTGCTTAGTTGAAGATCACGTTTATGATGATATAAATTTAGATTCTGGTAACCAAATGGTATCAGCAGGATTAAATAACTTGTTTGGTGAAGTAATATGGTTCTATCCAACATCTTCATCATCAGTTGTAAATAGAATGGTTGCATATAATTATTTTGATTCATCACCACAAAGACCAGTGTGGACTGTTGGAACTTTAGCTAGAACAATGTGGCGTGATTCTGCTGTCTTTGGATTACCACATGCATTAGAATACGATGCAGATACAGATACATCTTTTGATGTTGTGGGCAACACAGAAGGTAGAACAACATACTATGAACACGAAACAGGAACTGATCAAGTCAAAGGTGGAACAGTAACAGCGATTACTGCTAACATATTATCTGGAGATTTTGATATTACACAACAAAGAGCATCTGCTACAGGACAAGCAACAGGTGTTGCCACGTTTAGAGGAGATGGTGAATTTATAATGAAGATAAGAAGATTCATACCTGACTTTATATCACAAACAGGTAATACAAGAGTTACATTAAATTTAAGAAATTTTCCAAATGATGCAGCTGCAAGTTCATCTCTTGGACCATTTGATGTTACAACGTCTACACAAAAAGTAGATACACGTGCAAGAGCAAGAGCTATTGCATTAAAAGTAGAAAACACATCAACAAGTCAAAGTTGGAAGTTAGGAACTTTTAGGTTAGACACACAACCAGACGGAAGAAGATAATGGCAAAGATAGTACAAGTATTAACTAGACCTGCAGCTGAATATGATTTAGGTACAGCAGAGGCACAAGTAAGAGATCTTGATGCGATTGTAGAAAAATTAAATACTACGTTTCAAGAAGAATTAAAAGATGAGGTAGAAGCACAAAACTTCTTTTTAAATTAATGGCAAATAGTTTTATAAATAAAAAAGTAGACTTAACGACAACAGATTTAACTACATTATATACAGTGCCTAGTTTCAAAGCATCTGTTATAAAATCATTATTAGTATCCGAGGACGCTGGATCAGGGTCTACTATAACAATAACTTTAGTAAATGCCAGTGGTGCTATATTTAATTTGTTTAAAGATAAAGCTATAGCATCAAAAGCTACAACAGAACTTTTAACAAATCCACTTATAATGGAAGAGAGTGAGATATTGAAAGTACAAGCTGCTGACGCGAACGAGCTGCACGTCATAGCCTCTATATTAGAAATACAGCCAAGAGAGGTAACAACATAATGCAAGTAATAAAACCAACAAAAGTAGAAACAACTTATAGACATAAAGAAACAGGGGAACTTTTTAAGGAAAGAAAAGACTGGGAATCAAAAGGTTATAAGCAAGAAGACATGGCTCAAGATGTAAATGTCGTAATGCCAAGTCTTGATTTATTTAGTAAAACAAAATAGAATAGTACAATGGCCATAACTAGAACACAACAAGCAAGACAATTATATAGAGACGCAGGATACGTTCAAGCAGCATATGGTAAATCTGCAGCTACACCAGGACCTGTGGAGAAACCAAAAGTAACTGCTTCATCAAATGATGGTGATAATTTACAAAAAGTTGTAGATGCAGTTGGTACTGCAAGTGATTTAAATAGAGCAAAAAATGTTTTAACAGGTGGTGGTTTAAAAGCTATGATACCTGAGCCAACAACAATGGCAGCCATGTTAATTATAAATCAAATTATGAAAAATAAAAATCAAAATGATCAAAGTTTATTAACTCAAGACTATGAAGAAGTTCCTATGATGGCAGAAGGTGGACCTGTAGGTGGTGAATATGATTTTGAAACTGCAAGACAGATGTATGGTCTAGGTAAACTTGTTAAGAAAGTAACTAGAGCTGCTAAAAAAGTTTTTAAATCACCTATAGGTAAAGCTGCTATGTTGTATTTTGCTCCTGCATTAATTCCAGGAGGAGCTTCTACTTTAGGTGGAGTATTTAAAAATATGGGTGGATTAGGTGGACTTAAAGCAGGTTTATTTGGAACTCCAAGTATTGCAGGTGTGCCAGATGCGATTTCTGGAGCAGGTAAGATGGGTATTCTTGGTAAACTAGGTTTAACGAAAGGTGCTGGATCAATGGCTTTAACAGGTAGAGGTATAACAAGTGCCATAACAGCTACATCACTATTACCATTACTAGGTCTTGGCACGGGTGATGAGACAGAAGAAGAAGCAAAACAACTTATTGCAGATAACACTGGTTTAAATTTTGATGAGTTAAGACCACAAGGTGCTATGAGATTTGCAGCAGACGGTGGTTTGATGAGATTAGGTTATCAAGAAGGTGGTGATGCAGAACCGGTAGCCAAGAAGACTATGCCATTATTAGATATGGATGGTCAAGAAAAAGATTACAGAGAGACAGGTGGTTTTGTAGATATGGGTAGAATGGAAAGAGCTGACGATGTACCTGCTAGACTATCAAAGAATGAATTTGTATTTACAGCTGATGCTGTAAGAAATGCTGGTGATGGCAGTGTAGACAAAGGCGCAGAAGTCATGTATAACATGATGAAAAACCTCGAAGCCGGGGGTGAAGTATCTGAAGAATCGCAAGGCATGGAAGGCGCAAGACGAATGTTTCAAACATCACAAAGATTAGAGGAAGTAATATAATGGCTGTTCAACAAGTACAAAATTTACCTGCCCAATTCGTACAAGATTTAGGTCAAGATTTAGCAGAACAAGTTGTATCACAATCAGGTGTGCCTGTAGTATCGACTGGTATTGCGGGTATCTCACAACAACCTGGTGAGTCTCCTGCTGATTTTGCAGCTAGACAAAGTGCAGCTCAAGCTTTTACAACAAGACAACAAAATTTAGCAGGACTTGCACCACAAGTAGCGCAACAAGATCAATTACAACAACAAGCACAACAAAGAGCGGTATCAGGTTTAGGATCTTTTGAACCATTTTTACAGACGGCAGGACAACAAGCACAACTAGCTGCTGGATTAGGAACCGCGGCTCTTGGACAATTAGGGCAAGCAGGAACAACA